AGGAAGCATGGACTGCCCGATACAACCACGAAACCATTGCTTTGGGTTTCTCGCTGACCGAAGAGGCCATCGAGGACAACTTGTACGACAGCTTGTCTGCTCGTTACACCAAAGCTCTGGCGCGTGCTATGGCTTACACCAAGCAAGTTAAAGCTGCTGCTGTTCTAAACAACGGTTTCAGTTCAGCTTTTCCCGGTGGTGATGGTGTTGCTCTTTTTAGCAATGCACACCCATTGGTGTCTGGCGGTACCAACAGCAACGTCCCATCTACCCCAGCCGATTTGAACGAGACTTCCTTGGAAGCCGCCGTCATTCAAATTTCTCTGTGGACAGATGAGCGCGGTCTGTTGATTGCTTCTAAACCTAGCAAGCTAGTGGTTCCACCTTCATTGCAGTTCGTTGCAACTCGTTTGCTGGAAACTGAACTCCGCGTTAGCACTGCTGACAACGATATCAATGCGTTGAAGAACAATGGTTCAATCCCCGGTGGATATACCATTAACCACTTCTTGACCGACACTAACGCTTGGTTCCTCTGCACTGACGTGCCTAACGGTATGAAGCACTTTGTGCGTTCGCCGCTGGCTCAGTCGATGGATGGTGATTTTGACACGGGCAACGTCCGCTACAAGTCTCGTGAGCGTTACAGCTTTGGCTTCTCAGACCCGCTGGGTATGTTTGGCTCTGCTGGTGCTTAATAGGACAGTCGCTTAACTGTGCGCGACTTTAAAGGACTGAAACAGCGAGGGGGTGAGAAACCCCCTACTAAGGCTCCTTCGGGAGCCTTTTTTATTTGTTGCATACCCCCAAAAGTTGTGCTATATTGCTTTTACTCCGGGCTTTCCGGTGCATTAGACAGCCCCGGCTGACGACATACAGACTAATGCACTTCACTTGTATGTAAGGAAAAATCATGGCATCAACCACCTTCTCCGGCCCGGTTACGTCTACCAACGGCTTTATTGGCGCTCTTACGGGCAATGTTACGGGCAACATTGCAGGAACTGGCAGCACCACGCACGCTACGACCTCCGCAATCAACGCCACTGCAACAGCCACCGCTGCTGAAGTTGCTACTGGCTACATCACCTCCACCTCTGTTGGAACAGTCTCCATCACGCTGCCAACCGGCACGTTGCTTGGCGCAGCACTGGGAGCGGCTAAAGGCACAATTTTTGACCTGTACATTGACAACACTGGCGGCGCAAGCTCGGTGAGTATTGTCGCGGCGGTTAATGGTATCTTGTCTACAGCAGGCGTTGACACCCCCGGCTCATTTGGTGACTTGACGATTGCTGCTGGTGTGACAGGCTTGGCCCGTTTCACGCTGATGTTCTCTAGCGCAACAGCCTACGTGTTTACACGCACAGCTTAATCTTCGGGGGCAACCCCACAACTGGAGATTGACTATGATGCAAACAGACGTAAAAAGCGGCGCGGCGGCAGCTAGTGCAACTACCACTATTTTTGCTGGCCCAGCCCGTATCAAGGGTTTGACCATTAGCTACCCATCAGGCGGGACAGTTGTTCTCAATGATGGTACAGGCGGCACTGCTAGGTTCTCCTTTACTGCGCCAGCCGCAATTGGATCAATCTATGTTGCGATTCCCGGAGAAGGTATTAGGTGCGATGTAAATATTTCAGCAGTTTGTGCTGCGTCTACAACCGCAGTAGTGTTTTATGGCTAGCGCAGCATGGACACGCAAAGAAGGCAAGAATCCAGAGGGCGGCTTGAACGCCAAGGGTCGGGCCTCCGCGAAAGCACAAGGCATGAATTTGAAACGGCCCCAGCCCGAGGGCGGCTCCCGGCGCGACTCTTTTTGCGCAAGGATGTCTGGAATGAAGAAAAAGCTAACATCCGCAAAAACAGCGAACGACCCAAATTCACGGATTAATAAATCTTTGAGATCATGGAACTGTTGACATGGACGAAAAAGATATCATGACCGCCCGTGAATTAGCTACGCATGCGTCTGACATCAGGCACTTGCAGGATGATATGGACAAGATGCTGGAGAACATGAAAGCTATGCAGGCAACGCTGACCGCGATTGATAAAACGCTGTCTGAGGCCCGTGGTGGCTGGAAGGCTTTAATGCTGGTTGGCGGGGCCAGTAGCGTTGTAGGCGCAGGCTTAGTTCAACTTATTAATTGGTACGCAGGGGGCAAGTGATGCCCAGTACGAGCAAGAAACAGCACAATTTCATGGCAGCAATTGCGAATAACCCCGCATTTGCCAAAAAAGTAGGAGTCCCACAGTCTGTGGGAAAAGATTTTAACGAGGCCGACAAAGGCCGTAAATTTTCAAAAGGTGGTGATACTATGATGTCAAAAATGGGTAAACCTGTGATGAAAAAAGGTATGAGCACGGCTAAAGATGGCATGAAGAAGCCTACGCCTATGGCTGATACCGCAATGATGAAAAAAGGTGGCATGCCTATGAAAATGAAAGACGGCAAGAAAGTGCCTATCTTCATGGCTAAAGGCGGCGGCATTGAAGCCAAGGGTAAAACCAAAGGCAAGATGATCACGATGAAGAGTGGCGGCAGAACCTGCTAAGGAGCTACTATGGCTGCTGTTAAATACCCCGACTACACCCCGGTGGACGAGCCTACCTCTAAGGCAAAGCCTACCCCAAAGCCGAAGCCAGCACCGCCCCCTAAACCAGCTACTGATAAGTCAATATACCCTGACTCAGTTCCGGTTGATGAGCCAGTTAAAAAAATGGCGTCCGGTGGTTCCGCGTCTAGTCGCGCCGATGGCTGCGCCCAGCGTGGTAAAACGAGGGCTTAATCATGCTTGCTAGTCGTGGTATGGGCGACATCAGCCCCTCAAAAATGCCCGGTGCTAAGAAAAAAGCGCGGCGGGATGACACCGACTTTACGCAGTTCAAAGACGGCGGCAAGGTCAACGTGGCTGGCAATTACACCAAGCCCGGTCTGCGCAAGCGGGTCGTGAGCCAAGTCAAAGCGGCTGCAACGCAGGGAACCGGAGCAGGCCAGTGGTCAGCCCGTAAAGCCCAGCTTGTTGCCAAGAAGTACAAAGCAGCCGGAGGAGGCTATCGTGGTTAAAGCAACAGCAGGCGAAAAAAGATTAAATAAACAGCGGGAGCTTGAATCTGAGAACTTGGACATTGATCAGTTGTCCAAGCAAAACAGTTACCGCTTCAATCTTCCCCGTAAACTGATGCAAGCAGCTACGGGCGAGTCCGACTACGGCACTGAACTAAGCCCTGCTGCGGAAAAAGCACGTCAGACCGCGACTCGTGAAAAGTTCCCAAACTACCCTTTGTCGAGCAAAGGCTACACCAGACAGGATGAGGATGTTCTTCGTGCTGGACGCGAAGCCGCCGCTGAAGAGCGTCGTGAAGCGCGGGGCATGAAAAAAGGCGGCGTGGTTTCAGCATCCAAACGTGGGGACGGTATTGCCCAGCGCGGTAAGACCAAAGGTCGGATGGTGTAATGAAAGCGCCGCAGCAGTCCCTGAAAAACTGGGGCAAACAGGATTGGGGAACCAAAAGTGGTAAAAAATCTTCTGATACTGGTGAGCGATACCTTCCAAAAGCTGCGATTAAAAGTCTCAGCCCTGCTGAGTACGCTGCGACAACGAAAGCCAAACGAGCAGGAAAAGCCGCCGGGAAGCAATTTGTAGCCCAACCTAAAACGATTGCAAAGAAAACGGCAGGATTTAGATAATGGCTAAGACCACTGGCACCTCGGCCTTTAACCTTGACATGAACGACCTCATTGAAGAGGCGTTTGAGCGTTGCGGCCAAGAACTTCGCACGGGCTACAACTTCCGTACTGCGCGGCGTTCGTTGAACCTGCTGACGATTGAGTGGGCAAACCGTGGGCTGAACTTCTGGACTGTAGAGCAAGGCCAGATTCCAATGGTGACGGGTCAAGCCATCTACCCCATGCCTACGGACACTATCAACCTCCTAGACATGGTAATTCGTCAGAGCAACGGTACGTCAAACCAGATTGATATCAACATCAGCGATATCTCTGAACCCACGTACATGAGCATTCCAAACAAGTTGGCACAAGGTCGTCCAATCCAAGTTTGGTACAACCGTCAGTCGGGGCAAGAAAATCTTTCTACAGCCACCCTTAACGGGACGATTACATCTACAGTGACCACAATTACGGTGTCCAACGTAGCGAATTTGACCACATCAGGGTTTATAAAAATTGATAACGAGACAATCAGTTATCCCAATGTAGACCCGGTAAACAACCAGTTGATCAACTGTGCCCGTGGACAGAACGGCACAACTGCCGCAGCGCATACTACTGGTGCGGCTATAACCGTGCAGAACCTGCCAGCAATTAATGTGTGGCCCACCCCGAGTGCTCCCGGCAATCAGTACATGTTTGTGTACTACCGCATGCGCCGTATTCAGGACGCTGGCACGGGTGTGACCGTGCAAGATATTCCATTCCGTTTTATCCCCTGCATGGTGGCAGGGTTGGCTTATTTGTTGAGCATGAAGCTACCAGACATTGACCCTAACCGCGTGGTGGGCCTGAAGGCTGAGTACGAGCAGCAGTGGAGCTTGGCAGAAGCAGGAGACCGGGATACGGCACCATTGAGGTTTGTGCCAAGGAATCTCTTCTATGCCTAGTAAATTTGCCTCTGGTAAATATGCAATTGCTGAGTGTGATCGGTGTAGTTTTCGCTTCAAGCTGAAGGAGCTAAGAACCGAAACAGTTAAGACCAAGCCTTTTAAAATTAAGGTTTGTAGATCGTGTTGGAACCCGGATCAGCCGCAGTTGCAATTGGGTATGTACCCAGTTAATGATCCGCAAGCTGTACGTGATCCGCGTCCTGATGTGAGCTACCAAGTTTCTGGTCAGAATGGTCTACAGATTTTGGCTATTGACAGCACGGCCCCAGATGGATTTGGGTACCCAGAAGCAGGTAGCCGGGTCTTCCAGTGGGGGTACAAGCCTGTTGGTGGGGCCAGTGGGTTCGACACGTTTTTAACACCAAATAATCTGGTGTTGGCGGTAGAATTAGGCACAGTAACGGTAAGCGTAACTTAGGAGCTTGAAATGCACAAAGCGGATTTAAAACAGGACAAGAAAATGATGGCTGGAGCCGTGCATAAGCACGAGAAGAAGCTGCACCCCGGCCAGCCTATGACCAAGCTGGCTAAAGGTGGCAAGACAAATGCCCAGATGAAAGCTCTGGGTCGTGGTTTGGCTAAAGTAGCTAACCAGAAAAAGAAAGGTTGATATGGCTACCTTCAGCAAAAAAGTAATGGGCAAAGAAGTTGGCGATGCCAGCGTCTATGCGCCACCCCACAATATGAAGGGTGAAGCGGGTGTGGACATCAAGAACAATGGCTATAACGGCGGCAACCGCCTGACTGCTAATGATGTCAATATGTCTGTTGGCAATATCAGCCGTGACCCGTACAAAGAACCGAAGACAACTGGTATCAAGATTCGCGGTACTGGCGCAGCTATCAAAGGTGTGATGGCTCGGGGGCCAATGGCTTGATATGAATTACGCGCAACTGTTCGATACTATTCAGTCGTATACGGAAAATAATTTTCCAGACTTTATCCTTGCCAGTGGCGGGACAGAGACGACTACTGAACAGGTTAACCGTTTTATTCAACAGGCAGAACAGCGTGTATACAACACGGTGCAGTTTCCGTTCTTGCGTAAAAACATGACGGGTAATGTCCAGTCAGGCAACAAATATCTTCAGGCTCCAAACGACTATCTTGCTAGCTATTCTCTGGCTGTGATAGATGCGTCTGGTAATTACGAGTACCTGTTAAACAAAGACGTGAACTTCATTCGTCAGGCGTACCCAAACCCCACCACTGATGTAGGGATTCCCAAATACTATGCGTTATTTGGCCCCGCTATTGTTAGTAGCGTAATCACGACTGAACTGACGTTTATTCTTGGCCCAACACCTGATGCGGCGTACACAGTCGAGCTTCACTTTTACTACTACCCCGAGTCCATCACGACTGCGGGTACTTCATGGCTGGGTGATAACTTTGATACGGTGCTGCTGTACGGCTCACTGGTTGAAGCGTACACGTACATGAAAGGCGAAACAGATATGCTTGCTTTGTACGATGGCAAGTACAAAGAAGCCCTCATGCAAGCTAAACGTCTTGGCGACGGTATGGAGCGGCAGGATGCTTATCGTTCTGGTCAATATAGACAGGCGGTGACTTAATGTCGTTTACGGGTAATTTTTCCTGCAATACGCTACGTGTAGGCATGACTACAGGCACTATCAACTTTGCAACGGACTCGTTCAAATTAGCACTGTACACAAACGCGGCAGCACTCGATGAAACCACCGCCACATACACGGCTGTCGGGGAAACATCGGGCGGCAATTACGTAGCTACAGGTCAAGCGGTGACTGCTACGGTCAATTACGCGCTAACCGTCAACGGTAGCGTTGCGTATGTTTCGTTCTCTGCTCCTTCATGGACTGGTTCAATCACTGCTCGTGGTGCATTAATTTATAAAAATGGCGGTACAAATCCCGCTATTTGTGTATTGGATTTTGGCAGCGACAAGATATCTACCAGTACTTTCGCCGTCACAATGCCTGCTGACACGAGTACATCTGCGCTCATTAGACTTGTATAGGAAAAAATATGGCACTAGTCACAACCACCAAAGGCGATATGGACGAAGCTCTTCTTGAGAAAAAAGAAGGCTCAGTTGATAACGACAACGAGTACACAACTTGGGTTGAGTATTGGTTGAAGGGCGAGTTAGTACATCGGTCAGCACATGTTAAATTAAAAAAAGCAGTAATGCTTTCAAGTTCAGTGGCATCTTTTTAAGGAACTATCATGGCAAATACACAATCAATGTGCACTTCGTTTATGCAACAGCTTATGGTGGGGGAGCATCAGCTTGGCACCGCAACGCTTGTTTCGCGCACCAGTTTGACTGCACCAACTACAGATACGCTCAAAGCGGCTTTGTATCTAACAACTGCTACTGTTAATGCGGCTACCACTGCATATTCAGCAAGCAATGAAGTGTCTGGTACAGGCTATGTTGCGGGGGGTGTGACGGTAACTAATGCAACAGCGCCTAATTCAACAAATACAACGGCAACGGCAGGTGTGGCATTTTTTACCCCATCTGCTTCAATCACATATACCACCGTAACTTTGGCTACGGCGTTTGATGCAGTGTTGATTTACAACTCTACGCAATCAAACAAGGCAATTAGTGTTCACACCTTTGGATCACAGACTGTGACTGCTGGTACGTTCACGTTGACCATGCCTAGTAATACCACCTCTACTGCTCTAATCCGCTTGGCTACAACCTAATAGGCTTCGTAAAGGAGCCGGATTATGGCAACCGGATGGGGCGTAGATGGTTGGGGTGATAACACTTGGGGCGGTTTTCCATTAGAGATAACCGGGAATAGTGCCGCTGGTGCCGTAGGCACAGTGACTGCATCCGGGGGAAATCTTTTTCCCATTACAGGGGTAAACGCTTCTGGTGCAGTGGGGTCGGTAAGTATGGGTGCGCGAACCGTGGCACTTACTGGCGTGGCTGCATCCGGTGATGTGGGTACGGTGGATTTTCAGTATGTTGCTTTTTTAGCTGGTGTAGAGGCTTTAGGCAACGTAGGCAATATGCTTGCTGCGCCAATTGGAACAAGCGTAAGCGCCGGGGGTCAGGTAGGGACGGTAGATTTGATTCGCACAGTTACCCTTACTGGTGTTAATGCGGTGGGTGCGGTGGGCACTGCAATTCCCGGAGTAGGCCCAATAGAAGACAGTGTGTTGGCAATAGGTAGTGTAGGCTCTATTGCAGCTACAAGCAGGACAATAGCACTTACTGGCGTTTCTGCGCAGGGGCAGGTAGGTATCGCAAACTATTTTTATTGGTCGTTGATTGATGACAATCAAACACCAAACTGGCAAAATGTGCCAATGACTGTGTAAAGGATGATGATATGGCAGTAACTAATTTTACCCCCCTCCTTGGTCTGGCACTCCCTACCACGGGCGATCTGCAAGGCACATGGGGCGCTACGGTCAACACTGCAATCACTGATTTGCTTGATGATGCCGTTGCGGGTACGGTCACGCTTACAACGGACGCGGATGTCACGCTAACCACAACTAACGGCGCGGATAATCAAGCGCGTAACGCGATCATCCTGTGTACCGGGGCAAGGACGGCAATCAGAACAATTACGGCCCCGGCGCAATCAAAAATATACGTCGTTATCAATGCAACCACTGGCGGGTTTGGTGTCAAGATTGTTGGTGCAGGCCCAACCACAGGTATTACGGTGCTTGCGGGTACACGGGCTATTTTGGCTTGGAATGGGACAGATTTTGTTGTCTCAACGGGCGATTTGGTCGGCCCCTCATCTGCGACTGACAATGCCATTACCCGGTTTGACTCAACAACAGGCAAGTTGGTACAAAACAGCTTGGTGACTGTGGCCGATGACGGAGCGATTGTTGCACCCCAAGTCGGGTCAATCATCCCGTTCTACTATGCCAACCAAGCAGCGTTTCCGTCAGCCGCTACTTATCATGGTGCTTTAGCCCACAGTCATGCTGATGGAGCGATGTACTTTGCTCACAGCAGTGTATGGGTCAGGATATTAGATAACGGTGGGCCATTAGGAACACCCTCTAGTGGTACAGCAACTAATTTGACAGGTCTTCCTTTAACAACAGGTGTAACAGGTATTCTTCCTGTAGCCAACGGCGGTACAGCTACTGCTACTCCGGGACTTGTTCAGGGCAGCAATATCACAATTACAGGTACTTGGCCTAATCAAACCATTGCTGCCGCAGCACCCGGCTCAGGTACAGTGACAAGCGTTGCCGCAACAGTTCCAAGCCTTCTTAGTGTTTCTGGTAGCCCAATCACCAGCAGCGGTACGCTTGCTTTTACCTACTCTGGTACGGCACTGCCCGTTGCCAACGGCGGTACAAGCCTGACGACCCTGACAGCCAACAACGTGATTCTTGGCAACGGCACATCAGCGCCTTTGTTCGTAGCGCCAAGCACCAGTGGCAACGTGCTGACCAGCAACGGCACGACTTGGGCAAGTACGGCTCCAGCAACGGGCGGTACGGTGACCAGCGCAAGTGTGGTGTCTGCCAATGGCTTTGCAGGCACAGTTGCAACCGCAACCACAACACCTGCAATCACACTCACAACGTCCATTACAGGCGTTCTAAAGGGCAATGGTACGGCGATATCTGCCGCTACTGCTGGTACTGACTATGTAACCCCAGCGGGCACAGAGACACTCACCAACAAAACAATTGCTTTTGGTAGCAACACCCTATCTGATGTGGCAAGCCTGTCTACAGCCCAAACCTTTACAAGCACAAAGACATTTGCTGGCTCATCTTCAGTGCTGGCAGAAATCCTGACTAACGCGGCAGAGGTAGCAACAATATCGGCTACAGCAGCTACCGGCACGATCAACTATGACATTACCACGCAGTCAGTCCTGTACTACACCAGCAACGCATCAGCAAACTGGACTGTCAACTTCAGAGCGTCGAGTGGCACATCATTGAACACTGCCATGACGACTGGTCAGTCTGTGACTGCTGCCTTCCTTGTAACGCAAGGCGCTACGGCCTATTACAACAACGTGGTTCAGGTAGATGGTTCAACTGTGACCCCTAAATACCAGGGCGGCACAGCACCAGCGGCTGGTAATGCTTCAGTTGATGTGTATATGTACACCATCGTTAAGACGGGCAGTGCGGCGTTTACTGTCTTTGCTTCACAGACCAAGTTTGCATAAGGGACAACCATGCCGTTAGTACAAACAAGAGGTGCGGCATCAGCCCAAGGTTTTGGTGAGTTTGCACAGGCTGCTGCTGTGCCCATCTACATTGAGGACGTGTTCAGCACGTTTCTTTATACGGGTACTGGCGCAACATTAACAATCACCAATAATATTGACTTGTCTACTAAAGGCGGTTTGACTTGGATAAAAGGTAGAAGCGGCGGAACTGACCACAAATTAACAGACACTGCTCGTGGTGCAACCAAAGCGTTAAAAAGCAATTCGACAGCAGCACAAACAACAGATACAACTGGTTTAACAGCATTTGGGACAACGGGATTTACGATTGGTGCTGATGCTGACTACAACACAAGCGCGGCTACCTACGTCTCATGGACATTCCGAGAGCAGCCAAAGTTCTTTGATGTTGTGACGTATACGGGGACGGGTTCTAATACAACAATTGCCCACAGCCTTGGCTCTGTTCCGGGAAGTATTTTTGTCAAGCGCACAGACACAACGGCAGCTTGGGCTGTTTACCACCGCAGCCTTGCAAACACGCAATACCTTGTTTTAAACACCGATGCCGGAGTAGCCACAGGCGCAACTTGGTGGAATAGCACAACCCCCACATCCTCAGTCTTTAGCGTAGGCACTGACGCAAGCGTTAACGCATCAGGGGGCACATATGTGGCATATATCTTCGCCCATGACGCAGGAGGCTTTGGCCTGACGGGTACGGACAATGTGATTTCGTGTGGGACGTTTACTACTGATGGTAGTAGTGAAGCAACTGTAAATTTAGGTTATGAACCACAATGGCTTTTAATTAAAACTCCGAACTCCGGTGGATATTATTGGCAGATAGTTGACAATATGAGAAATATGTCAAATGCGGGAAATTCTGTTTTATATCCAAATCTTAATAGCGCAGAAACAGTCTATACATCAGGTGGTATTGTCCCGACAGCGACTGGATTTAAGGGAGTAAGTGGGGGTGGAAATTGGTTGTCTGCTTCTACACCTTACATCTACATAGCAATTCGCAGAGGCCCGATGAAAGTGCCTACCGTTGGTACGACCGTGTTTGCGCCTAACGCAAGAGTAGGCACAGGAGCCGCCAGCGCACAAGTTACCAACATTAGCTTTCCTCCCGACATGAGCTTGACAAAGGTTTTGAACGCAACCAACAAGGCTGTTTGGTTTGACCGAATCAGAGGGCCACTAAAAGCTCTTAATCCTTCTGATACAGATGCCGAGGCTTCTATTTCCGGAACTTTACTTTCATTCAACATGAATGGAATAAGCATAGGTAATACGGGTGAGTCAACTTATGACATGAACTACACAAGGAACTACGTTGATTGGTTCTTCCGCCGCGCCCCCGGCTTCTTTGATGAGGTTTGCTATACGGGTTCTTTGCCAAGTTTAACTGTTCCTCATAACTTACAAGCTGTACCAGAACTGATTATTGTTAAGGGACGTAGTGCAGTATTTCCGGCTTCTGGCTATAGGTGGACGGTATATAGCGCAACACTTGGCACGTCAAATGCTGTGTTTTTAAATACAAATGAAGCAAGCAGTTCTGTGGGTAGTACGTGGGACAGTACCACACCAACTTCAACAAATTTTTATGTGGGTAATCAAGGCCCAGTAAATTACACAGGGGAGCCGTTAATTGCCTATCTCTTCGCAACCTGCGCTGGTGTTTCTAAAGTCGGCTCTTACACAGGCAACGGCTCTACACAGACCATCAACTGTGGATTCACAGGCGGGGCGAGGTTTGTTGTTATCAAGCGTACAGACTCAACTGGTGATTGGTACGTTTGGGACAGCGCAAGGGGCATTGTGGCTGGCAATGACTCACATTTAAGTTTAAACACCACAGCGCCTGAAGTTACATCAGACGATAGCGTAGATACCGATAACACGGGATTTATTGTTAATCAAGATTCAGCGACAAATATCAACGTCACATCAGCAACCTACATTTTTCTTTCGGTGGCTTAAAGGACACACTATGCAAATCAGAACATCAACAGGCGCAGTCATGTACGAAGCAGAGTTTCGCGCATACACAAAAGCCAATGGCGGCCCTACATGGGACACAACAACAGATGAAGTCTTAACGGCTCTAGGGGCTGATGTAGTCTTTGAAGGCCCACAAGCCACAGGCGGCACGGTCTATCAGTACAGCCAACGCAGCGGAGTAGAGCAACTCGACGGCAAGTGGTACACCAAGTACATCGCTGGCCCAGTCTTCACTGACCGCCCTGCGACTGACACCGAGCCTGCCCAAACCGCTGCCGAGCAAGAGGCCGCGTACAAGGCTATGAAGGACACCGAGCAGGCCAAGTCTGTACGCACCTCACGCGACGACAAGCTCAAAGAAACCGACTGGCGCTATCGCCGTGACCAGACCACAACGCCTGAATGGGACGCATACTGCCAAGCCCTGCGCGACATACCAGCACAAGCTGGTTTCCCTTGGACTGTTGACTGGCCTGTGCAGCCGTAATGCTTGACCTCACCAAAGCCATTGGAGCCGTTGCCGCTAGTGTCGCCGCACTGGGGGGCAGTTACACGCTTGCTGATAAGTTTGGTTGGTTTGACAGAGCTATCCTTGAGTGGTCACCAGAGAATTTTAAAATTGTGGCTGAAGCAGGCAAACCCATCAACGTCACAGTAGCCAGAATTAAAAAGCGTGATGATTGCTCAGTGGAGAGTTTTACCCCAAGCATCAGGGATGCCGCAGGTATGGTGCATCAAGCAACAACAACCGCAAGCAAGTTCAGCGGCCCAGCGGGGCCAGATATTGACACGTTCACATACCAGCTTACGATGGTAAACAAAGAGAAAATTGCCAGCGGTAAGGCAACTTTACTGGCGACCATCAAGTACAAATGCCCCGAGGGTGAGCGCGTTGTGCAGTACCCCCGCCATACCAATCTGAGTTTTGAGTTGAAGGGGTGAAGTAATGGCTCAGTTTGAACCCGCCTTTGAACAGATGATGCGCGACGAGGGCGGCTACGTCCTCCACGAAGTTCCCGGTGATACCGGGGGTATGACTTACGCTGGCATTGCCAGAAACAAGAACCCGCAGTGGCCCGGTTGGGCGCTCGTAGATAAGCAAGAGTTTGGCGGCTCCCTCACTCCAATGGTGCGTGAGTTTTACCGCGCTGAGTTCTGGGACAAGATGCGCGGCAACGAGATTTCAAACCAAGACGTAGCCAACACCATCTTTAATTTTGGCGTAAATGCTGGTATGGGCATGGCTGTGAAGCTGGCGCAACTCGTTGTAGGTACTACTCCTGACGGCGGCATTGGCCCGAAGACGGTTGAAAAACTCAACCAGATACCTGACGGTCAGCGGTTTAAAGAGTCCTACGCCTTGGCAAAAATTGCACGGTACGTTGAAATATGCAACAAGAACCCTGTGCAAGTTAAATTCCTCAAGGGTTGGATTAACCGCACGTTGAAAGGTCTAGCATGAGCTTACTTGGCATTGGGTCAATTATTGAAGCTGTGGGCAAGGTTGCTGGCGACCTCATTACCACTGACAAAGAGCGGTTGGAAATGGCGATTGAGCAGCGCAAACTTGACCTTGAAGAGAAGAAGCTCGACATGGCCGGGGACATGGCTCAGATTGAGGTCAACAAAGAAGAAGCCAAAAGCAGCAGCTTTTTTGTTTCTGGATGGCGACCTTTTATCGGTTGGGGCTGCGGTATTGCGTTTATCTACTCCGCACTAATTGAGCCAATCTCCCGCTTTGTTGCAACCACTATTTTCACGTATGGCGGTACTTTCCCGACCATTGACACTGACTTGACCATGCAGGTGATGTTGGGTATGCTTGGCCTCGGCGCAATGCGTTCATATGAGAAGAAAAGTGGCGTTGCCAGCAAATAAAGGTGACCCATGCCATTACAAAAGATTCTGTTCAAACCGGGTGTGAACAAAGAAAATACCAGATACACCACTGAGGGTGGCTGGTATGACTGCGACAAGGTTCGTTTTCGCCAAGGTACTCCCGAGAAAATCGGTGGCTGGACTGGCTTTGCAAGCGGTGTGTTTCTTGGCATCTGCCGTTCGCTGGGAAACTGGATTACCCTTGCATCGCTTAACCTAATTGGTGTCGGTACAAACCTAAAGTTCTATATCTTGAGCGGTGGTAACTACTACGACATCACCCCAATCCGAAAAACAATCGCACTAACAAACCCGTTCACGGCCACTAACGGTTCAGCAGTTATTGCTGTTTTTGAGACAAACCACGGCTGTGTGCAGGGTGATTTTGTGACGTACAGCGGTGCAGGTATTACGGGGCTTGGTGGGAACATCACGGCGGCGGTACTTGCAAACACATTCCAGATTGTTTTTATTGACGACAATAACTACACCATCACAGTATCAGCCACTGCAAATGCTACGGACGCTGCTGGTTCCCCCGGTGGCGGTACAGTCGTAACGCAATACGAAACCAATACTGGCCCGTCTTACCAGATACCACTTGTCGGCTGGGGTGCTGGCACGTGGGGCGGTGGTACTTGGGGGAATGGGTCAAGCACTTCTAGTTCCTTGCAGTTGTGGAACCAGCAGAACTTTGGTGAAGATTTAATCTACGGCCCCCGTGGGCAAGGTGTTTACTACTGGAGCGCTAACGTAGGCTTCTCCCCCATTCAGATTACCATCAGTATTGCAGCCCCCGGTGTTATCACGCTACCCGCAGGGTTTTCGTTCCCAGACGGTACGACAATCTCGCTCACGTCTACAGGCGCTCTGCCAACTGGGTTGACCGTGGGTCAGGTTTACTTTGTAGTGAACTCCACAGGTGGTACGTTTAACGTATCTACCACTATTCAAGGTACACCAATCACCACGTCAGGCGGTCAATCAGGCATCCAGCGTATTTCTCAACGTGGCATTGACTTGGCTGATGCTGGTGATGCAGATACCCCGCTGTACCAGAACTACGTCTTAGTGTCTGATGCGTTTCGTTTTGTAATTGTATTTGGTACAAACGACTATGGTAGTAGCGTATTGAACCCGATGTTAATTCGTTGGTCAGACCAAGAAGACCCGTTTACATGGACTCCACAAGCTACAAACCAAGCAGGTAGTTTGCAACTATCCCACGGTTCTGAAATTATTACCGCTATCCAATCTCGCCAAGAAATTGTAGTATTTACAGACTCTTCAATCTATTCATACCAGTACGTAGGCCCGCCTTTTGTATGGACTGCCCAACTGATTGCAGATAACGTATCCATTATTGGCCCTAACGCTGCTGTTATTGCTTCCGGTGCGGTGTACTGGATGGGTATTGATAAGTTCTACAAATACGACGGTCGTGTACAGACATTGAAATGCGACTTACGCCGTCATATTTTTAGTGACTTCAATGTGCTGCAAACCCAGCAGATTTATGCAGGTACGAACGAAGGTTTCAATGAAATCTGGTGGTTCTACTGTTCGGCAAACGCAACTTCAAGTGACCGTTATGTAATCTACAACTACATAGAGGATATATGGTACTACGGTGACTTGGGGCGTTCGGCTTGGCTGGACTCTGGCCTGTTGCCATTGCCTGTTGCTGCTACATATGACAGTGAACTTGTACAGCACGAAGACGGTGTAGATTCCTACGTACTAGGTACGCCTACCGCTATAGCTGCCAACATCTCTTCTTCTGAATTTGACATTGGCGACGGCCACAACTTCGGTTATGTGTGGCGCGTATTGCCTGACTTGACATTCACAGGCTCGTCTTCCAGTCCCACCCCTACGGTGACCATGACTCTTTTCCCAATGCAGAACTCAGGGTCTGGTACTGGGAACTCGGCTGCGGCAAACGTGACCAAAGGCTCCAACTACGTTATTACCGAAGAGTTTACGGGGCAGATATACACCCGCGCTCGTGGTCGTCAGATGATTTTTAAAATCTCATCAGATCAACTTGGTACGACATGGCAACTGGGCGCACCCCGAATTGATATTCGTCCTGATGGACGTAGGTGACCTATGTCAATGCTCCAAAACCGTTCGTCGCCTAATATTCCGCAAGCCCCTGCGGAGTACGATGTTGCGTACATGAATGCGTTTAGTAATGTCATCCGTTTGTTTTTTAACACGATCAATACTGTCCAGCAGTTAAATTTAGCAAGTTTAAATTTAGATTTAAAGACGTTACCTACAGATGAAGACCTACAAAACTTGCGGCTTGGTGATGTCTACAGAGACACGCAAGGCGGCACGCTGCAAACAGGTACAAACATCTTGCGGATTAAGGTGCCCATTGAACTGCTTGGTGTGCAGGCTACGGGAGCGGTAGGCAGTGTTGGGCCTGTTGGGGGCACAATCACTAGAAATTTAACTGGTGTTCAGGCGACTGGTGCAGTTGGCACAGTGACCCCTTAATACTAAAATGCACGATAACTGAGGAGAACATTATGGCTGGTGGTGGAATTGGTGAAGCAATGCTGCTTGGTGCAGCAATGGGTGGTGGCGCTGCTGCTATAACTGGTGGCGATCCGCTAAAAGGTGCTCTCCTCGGAGGCTTGACTGGCGGTGTCGGCTCGGGTATTGGTGGCGCTTTGGCGGGTGGGGCAGAAGCTGCTACTTTGGCTACTGCGGGTACTGAAGTAGCCGCTCAAACTGCTGCCCAAGCTGCTGGTCAAACTGCTGCTCAAACTGGAACAGGGGCGGTTATTGGTACTGGTGCGCCAACAATTGCCAATGCTCAAGGAATTGCAAGTTTGTCTAGCGGTGCGCCAACTGTAGCTAATGCAGCGGCGGCTAATACCGCAGCAACTGCCTCTGGGGCATCGGGGCTTAACAGCATGTTCCCATCCCCAATTGAAATGTACCAATCCGCAATTCCATCTGCTAGTACAGCCCCACTGTATACACCCCCTCCTTCTGCTGCTGCCGCCTTCCCTGCTACTGGTGGGACATTTACCCAAGGTATGGCAAGGTTTGCCGATAACCCGCTGGCTTCTATTAATGCTAATCGTTTTACCGCTGGGGCTTCAGCTTTAGCGGGTGCTACTGGTGGTAGAGAAGAATTTGAACCCCCAGACCAAACTTATAGGGGGCCGTTAAGCCGTTATAGATTTGATCCAGACGTATACCGCTCTGCTTTTGCTAACGGTGGTATTGCTTCATTGGCTTCTGGTGGATATGACCGAGTGGTTGGTGAACAACCTATGTATTCCTCTAACATGGCACGAGGTGGTATCTCTGATTTGGGTGGCTACTCTGATTACGCACGGGGTGGCCGCATGCTGCGTGGCCCCGGTGATGGGATGAGCGACAGCATTCCTGCATCTATTGAGGGTAAGCGCCCTGCGCGTCTGGCTAATGAAGAGTTTGTGGTTCCTGCTGATGTAGTCTCCCACCTTGGTAATGGCTCTTCTGATGCGGGTGCCAAACAACTCTACGCCATGATGGACAAAGTTCGCACCGCCCGTACAGGCCGTAAGTCTCAAGGCCGAGAGATTAATCCCAGCAAGTACATGCCTGCTTACGCATAGGGGGATGTAATGATTATTCCAAACAAACACAGCGGCTATCAAGCGGGTATCCGCAAGTATTACATGGGGGGTGGTGGTAGCGGGTTTGCACCTGCTCCACAAGCTGATCCATATACGTCTGCGAACCGTCCCGGCTATGTGCCATACGGTACAAACGGGCAGTTCAACCAGCCAATTTATCAGCCAAAGTATGAAAACTACAATACTGGTAATTCAATGAATGTAAGCCAGTACGGTCAACAACCTTCCTATGGCGATAATTTTGGTGGTTACCCTGACGGTATGTACCGTACTCAAACGGCTATGCCCCAGCAATCCCAGCAACCCCAGCAACAAACTTCTATGTTTGGTGGTCAGATGCAAGGGGGAGGTTACGGTCAGTTTGGCACCAATAACCCGTATAGCCCATATTCAAACACGTTTTTGAATATAAACCAGAATGCCAATCTTGGTACCAACGCAGATAAAATTAGCACATATAAAAACTCCCTCGGAAGAGGATTTAACGATCAACAGATACAAAATCAAGTAGCTGGGTTGTTTGGCCAACAATCTCAAAGTTTTATGGATTATCTGTCAAGCCAAGCGCGACTCCCCGTACAACCACAGCAACAACAAATGCAGCCTTCATTTAACTATCAGCAACCTGCATATGGCGGGGGTAATTTTATTGCCGACCCTGCGTTGCCTGAAGGTATGGTAGGCACGATGGGTGGTTTTGGATACGACCCAGCGACAGGTAGAGTGGATTTGGGAACGGCTGGTGGAAGTGGACAATTTACCTCGCAAACAATGCAGCCCCCACAGAGTTTTACCAATACAAATTATTTGCAAAGTCAAGCGCGACCCCCCGTACAACCTGCGCAAACTAACTACGGGCCAAGCCGGGCAATTGTGGGAAGGTCTGCTCAAATGCGCGGCACCCCAAACGTCATGCGCCGTGCCGAAGGTGGGATTGCTTCTTTGACGAGCAATATTGAATGAGCCTAACTGTTCGCCCTGTTGACGTTAACCATGTTCAGCAAGTCTGGCCTATGGTGCGAAGTCATATCCAAGAGTCTTTTGATAAAGGTGGGGACTTTCCTGATTGGGCGGCTGGGTACACCAGTTCGCATGTGCAGTCGTTTTTGACTTCAGGACAGTGGCTGCTTTTGGTGGCAGTGGATGAAGAAGACGCAATTCATGGGGCTATGACAATTTCGTTCGTTAACTACCCCCTACACAGAGTGGCGTTTGTAACCACTACAGGCGGTAAATTCATCGCAAATCCAGAACTTCTAACACAGCTAAAAGTGTTGGTAAAAGCTCATGGCGCGACTAAAATACAAGCATTCTGCCGGGAATCTATGGTACGCCTTCTATCACGTGCTGGTTTTGAACCGCGCAATACTTTAGTAGAGGTTCTTGTATGATAATTTTAAACAAACACAGCGGCTATTCCCGTGACGGCATCCGTAAATATTACGTGGGTGGTGGCGGTGGTGGCCCATCAACTACAACAGTTAACCAATCCAACATCCCTGACTACTTGCGTCCGCAAGTTGAGTCGTTGCTTGGCGGTGCCACCCAAGAGCTATTTAATGTAAGAACAAATGCTGACGGTACATTTAGCCCCACGGGTACAAAGGCGTTCACGCCGTATAGCACCAACGTAAAAGACTATGTAGCAGGCTTTAGCCCACTACAGCAGCAGGTTCAGAAAAACGCGGCCAACTTGCAAATGCCCGGTCAGTTCAACCAAGCTACAGGGTTTGCAAATGCCGCAGGGCAAGGTGCTATGAACTCTGCCGCCCAAGGCGCAGGTTATGGCAATGCAGGTTTCCAGTCTGGTCAGGCAGGACAGGCTATGGGGTCACTTGCCGCACAAGATGCGTATAACCGCGCTAATGCGGCGACTAGTATGGCGAACCAATCTGGTGCTCAAGGTACACAGTCTGGCCTTATGGGCCAAAGTATTGGCACTCAAGGCGGCGCAATGTTCGGAGGTATGGGTGCTCAAGCTGGTTTACAGGGGCAGCAGTCTGGTTTAGCGGGTCAACAAGTGGGCATGCAAGCGGCTCAACAAGCCGCCGCTGACGCTGCGCAAGGTAAAGCTGCTGGTTATGGCTATGGCGCTATGGGCGCTCAAGCGGGTGCTCAAGGTCAACAGTCTGGTTTAGCGGGTCAAAATATCGGTACCCAAGGCGGCGCAATGTACGGGGGTATGGGTGCTGGTTATGGCTCCCAAGCTGCTGATTTATCTAACCAATCATTAGGGTACGGTCAGGCCGGGTACGGTTCAGGACAAATAGGACAGCAACTCGCCCTTGCTGCTGCTAATCGTTATGGTGATATGGGCGCGGGTTATGGGCAGCAGGGCGCTCAACTTGGTACGTTGGCGGGGCAATATTATGGCGGTCAAGGTGCTAACTACGGTCAGCAAGCTGCGGCACTTTCGCCGCAAGCACAAGCGTATGGTAACCAAGGCGCAGGGTATGGACAACAAGCCGCTCAATTAGCTGGCGGTGCGTTAGGGTACGGACAAAGTGCCGCCGATATTGGCCGTATGGGACTCCGCGCTGAAGCACTAGGGCAAGATATTACGGGGCAGGCGCGGGGATACGCGGCTCAAGCCGCCGCTGCTGGACAACAGTACGCTAATCAAGCCACCAACCCAAACTCTGTACAAGCGTACATGAGTCCGTATCAGTCCGCTGTAACTGATGTCCAATTGCAGGCGCTACAACGCCAAGCTGATATTGCTCGCACACAACGTAGTTCGCAAGCTGCTCGTGCTGGTGCTTTTGGCGGTGCTCGTCAGGCTATTGAAAACGCGGAAGCTGACCGCGCTTTGGCTTCTCAAATGGATGCAGCGCGTGCTCTAGGCCAACAGTCTGCTTATGACAAAGCTATACAGAGCATGCAGTATGGTTCAAATCTTGGCCTTCAGGGGTTTCAAGGCGCACAGCAAGGTCTGGGTACGGCACTGCAAGGTGGTCAGTTGGGCTTGTCGGGTATTGGGCAGGCTATGGCGGGGCAGCAAGCAGGTATGCAAGGGGTAGGACAAGCTGGTTCAATGTATGGTCTTGGAATGCAAGGCGCACAGTCTGGCTTGGCTGGACTTAATGCGGCTAATCAGTTCTATCAAACTGGTATGCAGGGGTCGGGTTTAGGGCTACAAGGTCTAAATGCTCAACTGGCTGGTACTGCCCAAGGTATGCAAGGCGCTGGCATGGGACTCCAAGCTGCGCAAACAGGACTTCAAGGCACGGCTCAAGGTATGCAGGGCGCACAAGCAGGTTTGTCAGGTGTCAATGCTGCCAATCAAGCGTTCCAAACTGGCATTCAAGGTGCGGGCATGGGCTTGCAAGGGGTTAACGCCCAGCTTGCGGGTACTGCGCAAGGTATCCAAGGCTCACAAGCAGCTATGCAAGGGGCGGGTGTTGGTTTGGCTGGCGCAGATCGGGCAAATGCTGCATCACAACTTGCTTTGTCAGGCGCAGACCGCGCACTGGCAGGTACTGCTCAGGGTATCCAAGGCTCACAAGCAGCTATGCAGGGTGCTGGAGTTGGTTTGTCTGGTTTAGACCGCCAATTGGCAGGTACTGCTCAAGGTATGCAGGGTGCACAAATTGGTCTTTCTGCCGCAGACCGCACAATTGCCGCAGGTCAGCTTGCGCAGCAAGGAGCCAATACGAGTTTGGCGGGTACTGCACAGGGCATGCAAGGCGCGGGTGTAGGTTTGACTGGTGTCGGCGCACAGCAAGCTGGGTATGGGTTGGCTAATCAAACGGCATCCAATCTAGCTAATATTGGTACGCAACAACTGGCTGGACAGACTAGCATCTTGGGATTACAAAACCAGATTGGTGGACAACAGCAGTCACAAGAACAACAGTACATCAACCAAGCAATCCAGAACTACTCTAACGCGCAGAATGCGCCGATGGATAAATTGCAACAGTACAACGCTTTGTTGCGTGGCTACGCAATCCCCGGCACAACCACAACCCAGTATCAGGCACAGCCTACACTTGGCAATCAGTTAGCAGGTTATGGTACAGCCGGGATTGGCCTTTCGCAATTAGCGAATATAGGAGGCAAGAAAAAAGGTGGTACTGTGCGTTCGGGCATTTCCAACTTGGCTTTGTACAACGCAACGCGCTAAGGAATATTTATGAGCCTCAATAGCCTACAAGACAATATGTCCCGCCGTGCTGCATCAATGGCGGCGATGGCTAAACGCGCCAGTAATCCCCAAGATATTCAAGCCATACAGAAGAATCTTATTGAGGGTGTTCAGAACGGTTCGATTCAACCCTACGTTGGTATCCCCCTGATCCAAGACCTGACCAATAAGTTGGCAGAGGCTAAAGCCCAGATGGCGCAAGGCATGGCGGGTGCTGGAATGCAGCAAGGCCCACAAGGTGTTCCTATTGCCCAGCAGGTGATGCAGCAAGCCGCTCAAGAAAGCCAAGGGGTTGAAGCCCTGCCGTCAAACCTGCCGCAAGAGTATGCAGGCGGCGGCATTATTGCGTTTGAGAATGGTGGCCCTGTTGAGCGTTATCAAAACACTGGGTTTACGGGCGGCACGGGTGAAAGAAAACGCGCTGAAGAAGCACTGGCCAAGTTACGCACCTATGGTTTGCGCCAACGCCAACAAGACCCCCAAGGGTACGCCGCCGCAGAACAGGAAAGTAAACAAGCACAAGATATTTTATCCAACATGGAACGCGCAATAACTGGTGGCCCTGTTGGAGTAATGGGTCAACCTATGGGGTTTGCCGCGTCTCCTGCTGTTACACCCCCTGCTACCCCTGCGGCAAACGGCCCTATTGTTCCTTATGGCCGAAGCGAAGCTCCTCCTAATTTCCTTAGTGGCGCAAAAGCGCCTTCCGCAACTCCCGGTGGCGCTCCCCGTATTGGTGGCGGTAGTAATTTTAAACCCCCTGCTTTGCAGACATACACGCCAACCATTGCGACTATGCCAGAACGCACAATGGGGGACTTAACCGACCTTGGTGCAATTACCAAAAATTTAAGCGCGGATAAGAAAAAAGCAATAAGCGATGCTGTTACAGAAGCGCAAAATAAATATGAAGGTTTTGACGAACCCGGTAACAAAGCCCGAGAAGAGAAATTTGGCAAGCGTGAAGCCGCACAAGAAAAAGACTCAGCGATGACTCGCGCTTTAAACCTAATGAATCTTGGGTTTGGTATTGCTGGCAGTAAAGAACGTACCCTTGCAGGTGCTTTGGGTAACGAAGGTCGTCAAGGTATTCAAGGTCTTATCCAAGGCGAAGCCGCAAGCCGCGCTGCCAAGGACAGGCTGGAAGATGCACGTGACAACTTTGAGCAACAAAAAGTTGCGGCTAAGAAAGGCAACTATCAAGCTGCTCAAGCTGCGGGTAGAGATGCGGGTAGAGATGTGCAAGAAGCTACTCAAATGGCGTTGGCCGCTGCTCAAGCAGGTAATGCTCAAGGTATCAGCCTGTACAACACCCTTACGCAGAGAGATATTGGGGCGGCGGGGGTATCTAATCAGGGGCAGCAGTTACAACTTTCAGCAGTTGACCAACAGAACCGTAGTGCGTTGGGTCTTGCGGGATTAGATATAGAAAGCAAAAAACTTGCGCAACAGGCCGCATCCGCCAACGCACAGCTTAAATTAGGCCAAGAAAAACTCAACCTGATTAAAGGTCAGATTGCGGCGGGAGATAAACGCGCACAGGCCGCTTTGGCAAATGTGGAACGCCAAGCCTACGCCGCTTTTGAAACTAGCCAACAATTCCGACAAGCGCAAGAGCAAGCCAAAAAAATGGCACCAACTGAAGCTCAACGGTTTATGCAACAAGAATGGACAAAATACAGCGCAAACGCAATGCCTTCGTTGCTTGCTGGTCAAGGTGGCGGGGCTAATGTTCCTTCGTTTACGGAATTAATGAAGGCTATGGAGTAACTCGTAATGATCCTTACCCTACCTAAAGTTGGCTTGGTTCGCTTTGACGACAATATCTCTACCGAGGAATTAAACAAACAAGTAGGGCTTCTTGCGCAAAAGTATGATTTCAAAGTTCCCAAACGGGACGTAGGAATTGGCACCCTCTTGAAAGAGGGCTTCATGCGGGGCATGGGAGAAACAGGTATCGCTTTGGGTGACACGCTCCCGGCTATGGCTGGGTCTGCGCTTGGTTTTGATGAGTACGCACAACGTCAGATGGGTGAAGCCGCTACTTCACGTGCTGAGTTAGAACGCAAGTACCCCACACAGTTCAAGTCGTACACTGAAGTTGAAAGTCCGTATGAGGGCGCACAATATATTGCGGAAACCTTGGGTGAACTTGGCCCAACAGCACTGACCGCAATGATCCCCGGTGTGGGCGCAGGTGCTTTGGGTAGCAGACTGGCCGCTCGTGGGGCTATGGGTGCCGCTTTGGAAGCTGGCCCCCTGTCGATGGCTGGCCGTGCCGCCGCTGAGACTGCTGCTAAACAAGCGGGACAAGTTGCAGGTAAACGCGCAATGTATGGGGGTGTGTACCTTGGCTCGTTTGCGCAAAACGCACCTGAAGTGTTTGAAAGTATCTACCGCGAAACTGACAAGATGGAGCCGGGTATTGCCGCGCTTGCTGGTGGCTTGTCTTCTGTCTTGGATGCCATCGTCCCCGGCAAACTACTGGGTGAGTTGGGTGGTTACGGCAAGATGAAAGTCATCGAGAAGGTGGCTAAAGATTCTGGTGCCGCACCAAAGGTGTGGAAGTACATTGCTAAGGAAGCCGCTAAGACCGCAGGGGCTGAAGGTTTAACCGAGGCTGCGCAAGAGTCTATCAATGCCGCAGCAGAACAAGTTGCAGGTAGTACAAAGGAGATGTTCGGCCCTGAGAACATCCAGCGTTTCAAAGAATCGTTTGTCAAAGGCGCGATTGGCGGCGGCGCATTTGGTACTGTAGGTGGCACGTCACAAGGTTTTACTGCAAAGAAAGAGTTTGCCACTGCCAAAGAAGCCGAGGCGTACGTCAACCAACTACGCGCCCAAGAAGAAGCTGCGGGTACGCTCACACCAGAAAAAGCTGCTGAGTACGATGCACAGATTGCGAATGACCGTGCCCAGCGTGAAGCTGGTTTAGCGGCTGCGTTTGCCCAAATGCCTGAAGATGTAGGCGCGGTATCTATTGCAGCCCTTATGGAACGTGCAGATAACATAAAAGAATTTAACCCCGGCGCGTATGAACGTATTTACGGGGATATAGATGCCGCTATTGCGGCTAACAAAGCCAAAATTGCTGAAGATGAAACTAAAGCAAAGGCGCAAGCACAAGCCGAACTTAATAAGGTTGAAGCTGAGTACGACAAAGGTTTGCGTAATAAACAGGCGGGGGCAGCGTTTGCTAAAGCGGAACCTACCCCCGGTACTGGCGGTATGTTCAAACCCGCGCTGGAACAAGAGCGTGCAAACAAACAAGCTGCTACACGCCAGTTTGCTTTTGGCGATGCCCCTATTGATCCCGCCAATATGCCGGGTGATCCTGTCACAGTTGACACCCTGAAAAACCTTAAAGTGTCTGACCGTTCAGAGGTTGGCCTGAGTTTGCTGGGTACAGACCTTGAGACCGTTGATGGTCGCCGCAAACTCATTCAAACGCTAGAAAAACCTAGCTTCACAGGCAAGATTGATGAAGACGCATACGATGCCTTGATCAGCACTTTTGACCAGCAAGAAGTCAAAGCCGCACGTGCCGAGATGAATGCTGAAACGCTTTCCCCTACCAAACAAAAACAGCAAGCGCAGACCCGAGCCTTTGCATTTGGAGCACCTGATGCTACAAGACCTGACACACCCGCAGGTGGAGGAAGCCCTAGCGTGGTTAGCGAACCCATCTCCGATGACGCTACCAGAACCGATGAAGCAACTGTCGGAGATAGAGATGTTTCTACTCAGCAGGATGCTGGAGACGCTACTGCACGAGAAGGACAACAGCCCACTGCACTAGAGCGTGATTACGCCGAACAAGTATTTGCTCGATATGACAGCCTACCTGAAGACCAACGAGAAGCGGCGGCGCAACGGCTTGGATTAACCCGTCCTGAATTTATTGAATCAGAAGCCGCATTTACACGCACCAAAGAAGTTGACGATGCAATTACAGCAGTAACAACCCAAATCCGTAAAAGCAAAAAGGCAACCAATGGCACTACGCCCCCTGAAGCCCAGCAAGCAGAACCGCAAGAACAAAAAGCAGCAGCAGCCCCAGCAGCAGTAGCTCCCGCACGCGGCACATCAATGCGCCCCGACTTGTCTGGGGAAAAGCCTGTTGTCGATGCAAAGCTAGGCCAGCGCGGAGTTAAGCTCGATGAACAGTCCAAGGATGCCCGTGCCTACTTTGGCAAGATAACCCCTGCGATGGCGCTTGATGCGATTGCCAATGACTTGGTGTACCAGCCGACTGCCTACCGCAACTCAAAGATGACGTTGCCTAGCGTGTCAAAACCGGGGACGTTTGCCGCAACACCAGAGCCAACATTTGGCAATGAAAAAGAAGCCACGTTTTTTAAAGGTCAAGGCGGTATCCACGCTAAAAATGCCGAGGCATGGGCACGTTCAAATCTGTCTCCTGAAGCCGTCTCGTTTTTAGACCAGAAGGTTGCGCAGTACAAGAAAGAAAAAACAAATTCCGATACCATTCGTCGCCGTCAAGAAGCGCAGACCAAGGTGGGTAAAGCTACCAAAGTGCAAGTGGCTGAAGAAGCCGCCGCCGCTGAAGCGCAGGGTGAGTACGCCCCTACAGAAGAAGAGATTGCAGACGCTAAAGGTACGAAGACTGAGGCTGGTAAACGTAAAGCTCAAATGCAACGTCTTGCACGTGAGTTGGCAAAAGAATCAAAACAATCATTCAACGAAGATGTTTTTGGTGACTTAGATGATATTGCCGACACTGACACCAGCGGTTTGTTTGCTGATGCAGACTTTGCTGCGGTGCATTCGCAGGCTCACCCGGTAGTGCTGAACCAGTTGGAGAACAACAACTTGTCAGGTGCACTGCAAGCACTGGCGGACAGCGGCTCGTCTAAGACAGCAGAACTCTTTGCAGATAACTTGTCCAAGCTGGTTGGCAATGTGAACCTCGTGTACGGTGCTGAGAAGTCCATGTACGACCCTGCAACCAACACGGTCTACTTGCGTGATGGCGCTACCGAGTACGAGATTTTGCATGAGTCTTCACATGCCACCATGTCTCACACGCTGGACAATCCATCGCACCCAGTCACCCGTCAGGTAACCAACATCTTCAACCAAATGAAGCAGGGCACTGAAGGAACTTATGGTGCGCAAGATATACAAGAGTTTACAGCCGAAGCGTGGAGCAATGATGCGTTCCGTAATCGCCTGAAAGAATTCAAACCCACTGGTGAAAAGCTCACGGGTTGGGAGCGTTTGGTAAACGCTGTGCGTCAGTTGCTGCGTTTGTCTCCTAAGACCGGGACTGCGTTAGATGCAGTTGACCGCATGCTGAACGACATCATCAGCCCACCACCCGAGACACGCACGGGTGAAACTTTGTACGCGCAATCTTTAAACAACCCCAATATTGCTCAAGAAATATTTACGAAGGTGGGTGACACTATTCGTAGGCAACCCATCATGAACAGCGAACGTGCTGTTGGGTTCTGGAAAGCCGCAGGGGCAATTGGCGCAACGGGTCGCCAGTTAATGTACAAGGCGTTGAACTTGTCTGCCTTGGGTGACGTTGGCGGTAAATACCTTGGCGATTCGGCTACTCGTTTTGCTCGCACCGTTGAAGAGATGGCGGGTTACCAAGAAAAACTTCTTGAGGCCATGTCCCCGCTGCATAAGCGGCTGGCCAAGTTCCGGCAAAACCCGGAGTATCAAACATGGTCTACTTTGGTGAACGACTCTACCCGTGTGGACGTGAACCCCGAAGCGAAGTTGGACAAGTACAAAGGTAGTCCTGAAAAGGAAGCCGATTGGAAACAACTTCATGGGCGGTTTATCAAACTTACAGACGAGGGCAAGAAGTTATACCGCGATCTATTTGCCACCTACAAAGAACTCGACGGGGAGTTTTTAAAATCTTTGGAGCGCAACATCAACTCTATGGTGAGTGATAAAGCGCAGGCCGTGTCTGCCTATCAGAAGATTTTATTTGAGTTGAGCACTGTGCGCATTGACCACTACGCACCGCTGTTCCGTGAAGGCACGTTCTGGATGCAGTACGACATCAACGGTGAGAATAAGAAAGAGACTTTTGAGTCCGAGGCTGAACGTAACTTTGCGCGTAAACAACTGGAAGCCAAAGGTGCCACGAACATTGACGTTTACTCACGTGCAGACCAACTGACGACTAAGACAGTACCGTCTGGCACTATGTTGGCCGACATCATGAAGATCATGAAAGACAACCAAGTTGGTGATACCGCAATTGATGACTTAATACAACTTGTTGTCAAGGCCATGCCAGAGGCCAGCATCTTGAAGAGCCGCCAGAAAAGAACAGGTATTGGTGGCTACATTGATAACGCCGCATTTGTGTTTGACCGTGTGAGCAGCAACACTTCACGTCAGTTGGCCCGGATGCAGTATGGCCCCGAATTACAGCGCATTATGGGAGAAATGGAAGCGACGGTTACCGCTGCCCGAGGTGACGTTAATACCTACGGTGGTGAACTTATCAAAGAGTTTGAGGGTCGCCGTGGTTTTGTAATGAAGCCTACTATTAGTTCGCTTGCTCAGTTTGCGAGTTCTTCCGCGTTCTACTACAACCTCGCGGGTAATGTTTCTTCCGCTGTAATCAACACCCTGCAAACTCCTTTGGTCGTCTTCCCGCAACTCGGTGGTGAGTATGGGTTTAAAAACTCGTACGCGGCGTTGAAGAACGCCATGAAGTTCTACACGAGCAGTGGTTACTCAAGAGATATTACTGAGTTGACAGGTGAGGTTAGCAATCAAAAGGCCATGCTCTCTATTGAGAACTCGGTCAACAACGGGAAAGCCCCTCAATACGCTGGACTCATCGGGGCTATGAAAGACCGTGGGCTGTTGACTACCTCCACTGCGCGTGACGCATTAAGTTCTGAGAACGACAATACATCGAGCTACGGCAGCACAAACAAACTTGCACGCCAAACTGCGTTGGTGGGTTCTTTTATGTTTCATCATGCCGAGCGCATGAACCGTGAGATCACAGCCGTTGCCGCCTATGATTTGGAAATGGGCAAGCTCAAGAACTCTAACTTGAGTGAAGCTGAGAAACAAACCAAAGCAATTAATAAAGCCCTTGCATTTGTGGAGTACGCGCACGGTGCAGGTAGTACGCTCTCCGGGCCAAGCCTCGGTCAGGGTGACATAGGAAAAGTTTTGATGGTGTTCAAGCGGTTTGCGTTCAGCATGTACTACATGTTGTTTGACACCATGATGCGTTCGCTCCCTATCAAAAACGCAACAGGCGAAGAACGTATAGCAATTAAAGCGGCCCAACGTCAACTTGTTGGCGTGTACGGTATGGCTGCAATCTTTGCGGGTATTAAAGGTATACCTCTGTACTGGGTTGCTGAGTTAGCCTACAACATGTTCCAAGACAAAGACGATGACGATTTTGATACCGTTATGCGTGGGTTCCTTGGCGATCTGCCGTTCAAAGGCCCGGTCAATTACCTTACCAACCTGAGTATTGCTGACCGTGTGGGCTGGACAGATTTATTGTGGCGTGAACAAAAAGGTAGCAAGGCTGATGCAAGTGCGGTTGCCCAATTTTTAGAAACGCTTGGGGGTGCGCCAGTCTCTATTATTGACAGCATCTTGCGGGGTAAAGACCTGATTGCCGAAGGCCAGTATGAACGTGGCATTGAGGCTGTGTTACCTATCGGTCTCCGCAATGTTTTGAAAGGCTACCGTTATGCTACCGAAGGCGCAAACACTCTACGTGGTGATACCGTTGGAGACGTGAATGGCGCTAACGCCGCTATGCAAGTACTTGGCTTTGCACCTGCTGACTTGATGAAGCAGTACGAAGAAAATGCGTACATGACCGAGAAGGGTAAGGCCATCAACGATATAAAGAAAAACTCGCTCAAGAAATACTACGCAGCGATGCGTGAAGGCGACTATGACGGCATGATGGATGCACGTGAGAAGTTGTTTGAGCTTGGTGCTAAGTACCCTGACCTGAAGATCAGTGAAAACACAATCTCGCAGTCGGTGAAAGCTCGTGACCGTATCTCAAAAGAGATGCACCACGGCGTGTCGCTTGACCGTAAGCTGGCTCCCTACCTGAAGCAAGCCGCCGCAGAGTCGTACGGCGATTAAAAAAAGACCCCGACCTAGGCCGGGGTTCAAGGGAGATAGCAACCAAAGGAGAGAATAACAAGTTGCTAGGGCGAACTCTAGCACATTGTTAAGTGATTCGCCAGAACCTCACACCTTGGGTGCCATTCTCCAAAACAAAACGGAGCTTGATGTTCATACCGCGCCCTTTGGCATAGGCAACTACTTGATCTGCAATACCCTGACGATCTAGGCACGGTATATAGAAGGAACTACCTACTATAAACTTGTGCCATTCTATAGCGACTGGTACAGTATTAGCCGTTATTGTCATGTTTAGGGGTATCTACTTCTGGATCAAGTTCAGTAGCAACCGTGCAGTCAATCATCAGTGCGTACACTGACGGCGTAGTAATGTCTGAACCTTTAGACAAACTCTTTTTGAGTACGCCCGTGGCGACCTTGCTCTTCAACAAGTCCTCGCACAACATCTTGTAGGATATCTGGTTCTCACTGCACCATTCACGCAGTGCTTTGGTAGAGATGAAAAGCGTCTTCTTATCGGGTTCATACCGGGTCATCAGTTCTCCACGGGGTTCCCGTATTGGCGCTTGGAACAACCCCGAGCGTTTGTCCACGCTGCTGTTGACGATCAGCATGTTGTTGTTCTTCTCGTTCAAGAACATACCAATCCGGCTCAATGGTGTCATGCTATCAGAGCGCACTTCGACCCGCATACGGCTCAAGGTTTCAACCGCCCATTTATAGACTGCGGACACGTCGATGTCGTGCAAGCCCAGCTTCTTGGTGATGATGCCCGATGTCAGGGCACATGCTGCTGTCGCAGACCAGAAACGCTCACGCTGTGTGAACCCTGCGGCCTTGTCGAACTTACGCTGTATGTTAGCAAGTAGGCGTTGCACGTCAGGTAGATTGGCAATCACATAGCGAATGAATATTTCTCCCGCCACACCGTAGTTCTCGTACATGGGGTTGAACATCGCGTCAGACTCGGCCTTGGTCAAGCTGTCGTTCTTGGCAACTGCAAACTCCAGTACCCGCATCAGTTCGCCCTCTGGAAAATCTTTGAGGTTATACAACTGGTCGTACAAACTCTTGTTGCCTGACGTGATTGCAATCAAATACCAGCGCAGTGAATTGCTACGTTCAGCGTTGGACTGTGACTGCATACGGTTGCGACCCCGGCCATGCGTGATAGCGTAGGCCATCGCACTGACTTCCTCATCACCCATATTGGTCAACTCATCAATGGTAGGGGGTAGGTTGCCCAGCACTGAGATACGGTGCATACGCGCCAAGTACTTATCCTCTTGGTTCATCAGCGGTTCAACTGGCCTACCCCAGATGCTGTTGACCATTAACTGCACGGTGGTCTTGCCTACACCCGAGCCATTGTTTGTCAGGTGGATGATAGCGCCGTTGAGTTTTGTAAACTTAAACAAGGTTGACCCAAACCCTGCAAAAAGCGTGAAGGCACGTACCTCGTTGCCCGGTGCTGCATAGATGTTGGCAACTTTCTTCCACTCAGAAGCCACACCCTTCTTGGTGTAGAAACTGGCAATCTCTGAGGTGGCGTTTGATGACGGGCTATAGTTCACGCCCGTTGCCGTGATCTCCCGGTTACCCAAAATAAACTTGGTGTCGTCTTCATGCCAGCCAAATTGCTGACGTGCTTTTTCTGCTTCTGTCAGGTGCTGAAGTTCTTGCACCCACTTGGTGATGTATCCCATAAGTAAATCCAGTCTTTTGTTGTAGGCAGTTACGCCCTGAAATGCCAATATTTCCCGCAGTCTGTCTTTGGATAAGACACTTGAAAGCGGAGCGGAGAACTCACGTATGCCGTCCTTAGGCATGTGCAAACGCATCCACAAAGATTCTCCTGTGTCTGGGTCGTTCAACCGTTTGACCACATAAAAATCGTACTCATAGATTAGTTCGTCTTTGTTGTCTTCACCCTTGTCGTCCTTGCCCCAACCCCGCTTGTACACCCCGCCGTTCTTACCGCGAAAGTATGGGAATGGATACTCAGGAATTTCTACCGTGACTACCTCTTCCAGCACAGCGTTGCGCATGACAACAATGTTGTCCTCTGCCTTAGCCTCTGCAATGCGTGAGCCAATCTGAATGGGTGAAGTAATTTTGCCCTTGTGTGGGCAGTCTTGGCAGGGTGCGGCGTTGATGCTTAAAAACGTAGCACACTTGTACGGCTTTTCCAGCAAGTTGTGCGCCTTGTTGAACGTCTCTTGTGGGTCGTACTCGGGGTGCTGATTGCTGATCTTGTGAATCGCTTTCTCACCGTCTTCGCAGTTGATGGCAATGGACAGTCCTGCTCTCCACAGCGGCTCTTCTACGGTATCTTGCTCTTTGTATATGCGCAAGAGTTGTGCGCATCCTTCCCCCTCGGCGCTCTTGCGCATGATCGTTGCAAACTTTGAGATGCTGTTACCCATCAAAGCGCGAGACGTTGCATCTATTGGGCGGCGTGGTGGTGCGTCACCGCCAAACAGGCTTTGCGGTTCGTCCTCCTCATCTTCTATGCCTATCAACGTCTTGAAGCGTGCGAACTCCACAGGCGGCGACTCAACCAATATAGATACTGGCTTTGGCGGGTTATCCTTAAAATTCAGCGTCTCGGGGATACGCAGTATCCGGGCAGCGTCGGCTGTGACAGAAGGGTCAGCAGACAGGTTGTATGTGGCACAGAATTTCTTCAATGCCTCGGCTGTTGGCTTCCAATCGTTGTACCCAATAGTCTCTTTAAGTATCCAGTAGACGTGCAAGCCACGTCCTGAGTTGATGACGGTGGGTCGAGGTAGTCCGGTTGCTTTAACAAATAGTCTGAGTGCATTCAGTGCGGATGCTTGCGTGTCGTAGGGTTTATTGTCCCCGCAGTCTAGGTCAAGCCAGAAAGCCTTAAACCATTTTGCGTTCTTTGCGGTACGGCCTTCGGTTTCTAAAAGGTATTTGGCACACCCAAAATATGTGTCATACCCCTGCGAAATAAGCCCCTCTACGACTCCATCAATCTCAACAAGTGTCTCTACAAACGTCTGCCTCGGCGCACCTTTCTTCAATCCAACCACACAGTACAAGCCTTCAGGGGCAAGCACCGATGTGAGAAAGGTATTCCGTATTGTCATTATTTTCTCTTTTACAGACAGGTATGCCTTCAGGTCTACTGGCGATAGACCCTAAGCAAAAAATCAGGCGGCGGTGACTGCCGACAGGCGGTTCAGCAATCCCCATAATAGTTCTCGTTTTCTCGGTTGAGGTTTTGTCTTCCCCAAGAACCACAAGTACACCGACTGCCGTGATACGTTTAAATAATCCGCAACATCTTGCACAGGAATGTCGCGTTGAATGCAGATACGCCCAAGTTGCACACCCACATGAAATGGGTCTGCCTTGATGTTGGCATCCACAAATTTACGGGAATAGCCTTTGTTGTCCATATTTGCCCATGACTTCTTCGTAATCGAATACTTCTTTAAAGCATTCGTTAATGCTAACTTCTTCGGGGCTTGTACCTTCAACATTGCCCCGGTATGTGAATACTTTTTTGGGTACCCGAACTTCACCTTGGGCAAACTCTCTACCTAATTGCGTAGACCGCCAAATGCCTGAAAACTTCGCTTTGTGCGTTTTGTCTTTGCTTTTGCGTTCTACGAGACCCCACCAGTGCAGAGTAGCTAATTGGTTTGACCGTACCAACCATTGAGGCGCAGATGTCGGCACGTCTACCCAACCGTCTTTGTCCCCAGTTTGTCGGCATAACCATATCAATGCACTTGCCATAGTATTGTTGATACCACGGGCATACACACGACCCCAGCGGTCACACACAGGGCAGTGCCCACCTTCGTCATCAATGGTATGCCGCCACTGATCTCTCAGTTCTTGCTTGTCCATAACGCTCTCCTTTGATGGGCGGGAGTTACCCCGCCCGTTTAATTATTCAGTCCAGTCGTCCAAAATGTCAGCCACGTCTTTTGGTGCAGCTTTTTTGGTGATGCGCTTGGTTGGCTCTGATGGCTCTTCAGCGGGTGCAGCCTGTGCATCACGTTGCTCTTTGCGGCCAGAGCCAATTGCATGCGCCATTTCAGGAGTCACGGTAATACCCGTAACATCATCTTCAACAACAGGGGTGCGTTCAACACTTGCTCTCGTCACGCCATCAAGCTGCGCAGCAGTCCCGGCAATAGCGGCCTTGGCTTCAGCAGACTGACCCTTCTCGACTGTCAATGCCAACTCTTCTTCAGTTAGAGGGCGCACTGCCTTAAAGGTCAAGCGTGGGGTTGCGCTTGCGGTATCAAAACGCATTTCAGTGACAACAGCCGTGACGGGCAAACCATGACTGCCTAAGAACTTTGCGTATGCTTGCAGAGGCATTTTTCCGTTCTCAACCGCACCAAAGATTGACTGAGCGGGAAGCGTCAGTTGATATACGTCTCCACGAATATCGTTCTCCAAGAGGACGGCAAGGCGCTGGCTAAATCGGCACGCACGGGAATCACCTTGACCAGAGCCTTTGATGTTCTGTGGGCAGGTAGCGCACTTGCTGGCCTGTGGTTCGTCTGATTTGATGTCGGGGGTAACGCCATCGTTTGACCAGCAGGACGGGGCGGCAGCTTGTCCTTCTTGATAGGCACCTGCATAGTAAGTTCTCGATACGTTGGGGTTTGCTGCCGTGATGATGATAGGCATTGCACGGTCTTCATTTTGGGCAATCTCTTTGCCATCGACCATCATGCGAAACACGTTGCCGCGAATCGAGATGCGCTTACCGCCACCACCGCTGCCCATTAGGGCTTTTGTAGTTGCGTCAAGTTGCAGATTCTTCAGGTGGGCTGGCAGTGTATTGCCACCCTTGGAAAACAAAGTCATTTCACTCATTTTTTCTCTCCAGTAGTTACGGGTTTTGCTTGCATTAAAGTAAGAATGTCGGCACGGTTAAAACGCACCTTGCTACCTACACGAAAATGAGGAATCGCTCCCTCCTTAATCAAGTTGTAGATTGTCTGACGCGACATGCGCATCAGCTTTGCTACTTCTTGAACTGTCAGTGACGCTTCAAGTTCCACTTGTGGTTCTCCTTATGGTTACGCTATATTTACTATCAGTGTTCAAACCTATAGGCATAAGCTCAGGTTTGTCTTCCAATAGCTGTTTTATAGTAGCTTGACTGATACGCCGCTCAAGCAGTTCGGGCATCTTGTGTTCCAAGATGAACTTGTGCATGGACTCCCAGTCGCTTGTCCAGTAGCGTGTCTTCACCGTACGCATGACCGTACCGTGAGTGCTACCGAGACGATCAACACCGATCTCTTTGCAGATTTCCAATAGCTTGGACTCCACAACTTCCATCTGTGTCTTCACAGTGCTGTCAGCTTCCTCGTAGTCACGAAGAATTTCGGCACGTTTGTCGCGCATCTTGATGTAGACGGCGACGAGTTTGTCAACCGATATTGTCTCGGTCATAGCTCTCTCCTTTGTTTGTCTATGGATAATACACTAAAATTTTACATTGTCTAATCTATTTATCTAAGTATTTCCCCGTATAAGTCGATGAGTCGGTTGTGGATATCTACCTTGTTACCCAGCATTTTGTACATCCGGCGTTCTACCCCGCTGCCTTGCAGGTGCACCACCACAGAGGGGTTTTTCTGCCCTGCTCGGTGAACACGCGCATTGGCCTGTAGGTAGGTTTCGACGGACATCACTGGACTCCAGTAGACGATGGTATTGGCGGCGTGCAGAGTTACCCCGTGCGATGCCGCTTGTGGTTGGATGACCAGCACCTGCAAGTCATCCTTTGTTTGGAACCGCTCAAAGATTTCTGAGCGTTTCCCCGCTGACACACCACCGTGGATGACGGCTGTCAGGTACCCATGCTTGCGTAAGTCTTCTGCAACCACCTCAATGGCGTGCCTGTACGGTACAAACACGAGCACCTTATGGCTGGACTCTTCAATGACCTCACGCAATACCGCAAGCCGATTGCTTGCATCGAAATGGACGACTTCACCTGTGTCTGAATACACCGCACCACCAGACAGTTGCAGGAGTTTGTTCAGGTTGGCAGCGGCGTTGATTGTTGTGATCTCCTCCCCTGCTGCTCTCACGATAAGTTGCTTGCGTAGAAGCTCGTAGTATTTCTCTTGCTGGGCAGTAAGAGGTACATCTCGCGTTACGTAAGTCATCTCAGGTAAGTCTAAACATTGTTCTTTAGTAAAGCGTATCGCGGGTTGTAGCGCCTTGTGTACAACTTGTTCTGACTCTACCTTGGGTACCCACTTGAACTGCGTCAGCTTGTGCATGACCTGATCGCGGAATCTACCAAAGAAACGCGGTACACCCTCGGGGTTCACCAGCTTGGCGATGCCATACGCATCCATTGGTGACTGCGATGCCGGGGTACCTGTTAGCAGCCACAGCCACGTGCGAGGTTTGATGAGGTTATTCAGCACCTTCCAACGTCTTGTGGAGGGGTTCTTATAGGCGTTCGCCTCGTCAATTACAATGAGATCAAAGTTGCCCTTGATGATGGCGTTTGCAACAATCTCTACCCCGTCATAGTTGATGATGACGTACTCGGCATCTCCGGTGATGATCGCCCTGCGCTTCTCGGGTTTGCCGTAGGCAACGTCTACCCTGCGGTGCATTGCCAGCTTGAACAAGTCATTGCGCCATGCTGAGTCCATGATGGATAGCGGACAAATAACCAGCACCCGCTTGATAACGCCCTTTGACATCAGGTAGTCCGATGCCCAAATGACCGAACCCGTCTTGCCCGTTCCTTGCTCGTTAAAACAGAACGACTTGCGGTTCATCGTCAGGAAGGACGCTGTAACTTTTTGGTGTGCGAACGGTTTATACAGGCCCGGCCACTTGTACGTAGCATTAATGGGCGAGGGTACATCTTTGATCTTGAGGTTCTTCAAGACAATTGACTCCTCCAAATCCCAGTTCACCAGCACTTCGGCAACCTCACCATCATCTGACAAAACTTTGCTCTTTGGAATCACCGTAGTGATCCGGTCAGGGTTGCGTACCTTCAACAGTAGCGCCCTGTTCTCAATGATTTCCATGCAATCTCCAATAGGTAAGCCCCGCAAATGCGGTCTGTGTTTTTATAGGTTCGGGGCTTCCACCCGACCCCTCTTCGCTTTTACGTCTGCGAGTCCAAGACGATCAGTTCCCCACAGAAAGCAAGTGGTGCTGACTGGTACGGTTATGTGAGGCAACCCTCTGTCTGCTACTACTCGTACCTTACCTCGCAGACGAACGCAAACCTATTTTTTCTTGCGCTCTTTCGCACTTGTTTCGGACACCACCTTGTGATTCGACCCGCGCTTAAACGATCTGTTTGTCGAGGCACTTTCAACACGCACCCCGTTCTTGTTGCTACCGCCTTTAGACAGTGCCTTCACATGGGCAACATCTTTGCCTTCACGCAAGTCGGCCTTACCATTGCCGTTGGTATCTTTGCCTTCCTTGTCCAGCTTACGCCTTGCACGCTGTCGCTCCATTCGCGCTTCGTGCGCCCCAGCGCGTTGCTGTTCTAAATCGTACTCGCGCTTGATATTACGATCAGCGGGGTTCTTGTATGGCATGTCAATTCCTTCCGTTATGACCACATTCTGATACAGGGCACCATGCTTTGCAAGTGAAGTTTTTCTTTGGGTTGAACACCCCGGTCTCGTATGCTGTTTCACGTGAAACAAGGGCGTTGTCCAGCTTGGTGAAGATGTCAAATCGGTTCTGTACGTTGAAGTCCACAGGGATAAAGTCTTTGCAGACTACAAACAATAATCCTGACCGCACCAGTTCAATCTCCGGGTAGTGCACGAACACGCACGCTGCCATCAGCGCCAGTTGCTTAGGGTCTGCGTAGCGGCTGCTCTTGCCTGTCTTGTAGTCGATGACTCGGGCTTCCTTCTTCTCACGGTTGATGATTAGCAAGTCGGCTATACCCCTGTACCAAACATCTTTGTCAAAGAACCCACAAGGCGCAAAACGCCCGTCCACCTTCTTGATGCCCATCTTCAACTCACAAATCTTTTCCCCCTCTATCTTCATGAGCTTCTGCAACATTGGCTCTATGTACTTGTACTGCTCGGGTATAGGCTTCGCGTCTCGCACGTACTCTTCAGCAGCGGTATGTACAGCAGTGCCGTATAGCATCGCCTCGCTCTCAGGCTCTTTGATGTCCTTCGCCACACGCATGTGGTAATACTTCTTTGGGCACTGGTCAAACAATGTGATGCTTGAGTAACTCCATGCGGGTGCTTTGTTCATGTGTTCTTCTGCTTTAGTTTGTTGTTAATGTTCTCGTAGGTTGCTCGTAACGATACTTCATGGCTGGCTACAAACTTCACACCGTCCTTGTTGATGTAGGGCGGGTCATAGTCAAAGTGTTTAAACACCGCGCATCCCAGCAACTCCTCGTTTGTCAGACCTACCCACGGCCGCACGTAGTTTTGAATGTCATCGTCCTCGGTTAGCTTTGCTTGCGCTGCGGCTTGTTTACTTTTAAACCCGGTCATGTGTTCTCCTTGAGCGGCTTGATTACCCTCTTTAAAGATTTCTCTGTTTGTGTCTCAGCCGCCTTCATGTCAGCAAGCAGCTTCTCAATTTCTTCAATCGAGTACAAACCTTCG